GCAACTGATTCGTAATCAGTAGGTCGACGGTTCAAGTCCGTTCACCAGCTCCACAAATAAACCGCATAACCAAGCCGTTTTTAAGGCTTGTATGCGGTTTTTCTTTTTGCCTGTTTCCCGTAAAACACCGCCTAAAACTGCTTTAAATTTCAAAAATGTTAGTCAAATGTTAGTCAGCTTTAAAGTTCAAAAAATCGGGTGTTTACTGACTTTTTCTTACATACTCAATCTATATTTATTCATTGCGAATATCTGATAACACGAAAAAGTTTTAAAAATAGTTTATTGATGATAACAATTAAAAACAGCCCCACACTTCTTACTTAGCAAGTGTGGGGCTAAACTTATATATGCTATTCTTTTGTGTCTGTATCGGTTTTGCTTTCAACTGTATTTTTCAATCGGCGGACGATATTTACAAGGAATTTCGGAATTGGCGTGCCTAACTCCGAGAGATTTTCGAGAATTGAGATTAATTCGTTGATGATGAGCCAAATCGTTACAATTAAACCGCAACAATATGTGACACCTATATTTACATTTGCCGCCGCTAAGCCTGTGCAGATTAAATAATCGACAACACCCGCAACAACCACAAGAGCGAGATAGCTTGCTTTTTTCAAAATTCCGATTAAACCTGTTTTACTTTTTAATTCGCCGTTTCTGTACGCCGATGTCAATCCTGTAATATAATCAATAAGCATTACAGCGATGAGCACGAGAATTGGGATAAGTAAGATATTAAAATATGATATCAGAGCACCGATAGCTACTGAAACAGTAGCCTGAATAATATTGTCTTTCATTATTTCACCTCATCGTAAAGCTGTTTTGCGAGAGCATATCCTTCGAGTTCCCACAACTTATTTTCAATTCTTTCCATACAGATTTTTTCGCCAATTTTTTCATCGTAGTTAGCAGGATCAACTGCTCCGCTTGCTTCATTTATAACAAAACCATTTGGTAATTTACAGCTTACCATAGTTACTTTGTTATAAACTGTTTCAATTCTAAATTCTGATTTTTTGAGCAATTCATCAATCTGCTGCTTTGTTACTGCATTTTTCATTTTATACCTCCAAATCAAGTCAAAGTAATCTGCACTCTGTCAATGGCTTTTCCGAACGAACCTGCGTATCCGTCCTGCTTGCTGTCCTTTTCGTCATCGTGCTGCCAATCGTAATAGTCTTCATTAACTGCAGAAACTCTGTATGTAGCCTTATAGTAGCTGCCGTGTGCGGACTTAACATCAGCAGGAGTTGTATAATAAATCTGTACAGCATCAATATCCATTCCGAGAATACCGGCATAGCCGTTTACATCATCATTAAGATTAAAGCCTGTAACCCAGCTAAGCCAGTGACCGCATTTAATATGCACTCTGTACTTAATCTTACCTTTTGTTACTCTGATTGCAAGACCGCTGATTGCCTCGCCGGCAATGCCTGCGAAGTCTGATAAACCTTTTACAGTTGGTAACCACTTACCGCCTGCAAATACGCAATATTCAATCGTAGGTTTATCATCTTTTTCAACTTTTGATTCCTCTTTGCTTTCAGAATTACTCTCAAGTTTATTTAAAAACTGTTCTTTCCACAGCTTGTCCTTTGCTGATGAACCGCACCAGAAGCCCGGGCAGATTTTACCGTTAGCATCATAATGGCGAATTACTTTGTCTTTTTTGATGTTATACTTTTTTATAAGTCGTTGAGCAAGTAAGATTACATTTTCAAGTGTCTTGCCTGTGCATTCTGTTGTTGAACCTGCAATTTCAATTCCGATTGAACGGCAATTAATATCCCAGTCGCCTGCATGCCAAGCAATATTTTTGTCAGCAACCGAGCGAACAACAGTTGTATCATCAACAAAATAATGTGCAGATGTTTCAACTACATTATTCTTAAAGTAGTTACCGTTGTTTTCTGCTGTGTCGCCGTTGTTGCCGGTGTAATGAATAACAAGTGTATCAATTTCAGAAGATTTTCTGTTGTTCTCTGTGAAATTACCTTTATTGCACCATATTTCTTTAAATTTATAAGACATATTTATACCTCCCATACCGCCATAATAGCGTTATAATATTCCTCCGAAAGCTGTTCTTTTAAGATTGACTTATCCTCGTCACAGTTTTTGTAAGCGTTGCGAACATTACCGCCGACCTGCATTTCTGTGCCGTTGATTTCAATAAACTTCTGTCTTAATACGCTTACACTGTCTTTTGTGAGCATATCGAGTGTAATTCTTTCTTTGATTTCCATAGTAACTCGCTCCTTATCTGATTATGTAAGTAATAATGAAATTGATTTTTTCGTCCTCTGCAAAAATGTCCGTTGAACTGACATAAATCCAAGAGCCGTCAAGTCTGATGTTTATTAATTTATTTGCTGTTGAATATACAACAAAACTAGACAACCTACTTTCGTTTTTTGCCGCATACGGTAAACCTGACATCTGAATATATTTTTTATGAGAGAGCAGTGCCGTAATATTGACCGATACAGTTACAATATTACCATTTTTAGAATATACAAAACTGCCCTTGCAACCAGCATATATTTCTTGGGCTGGTGCTAATGTTCCTGTACCACTCTCAAAATTTGAGCTATCATATTTAGCCGCAAGCGACTTGTCTGTCGCTGTTTTGTTGTCTGTTACGGTCTGACTCAGAGTAGTGATTGACTCATCAGCTGAGGACTTATTGTCTGCAATCTGCTTGCTTAGCTGAGCGACTGCATTGTCTACACTGTCCTTATCAGCTTTAAGATTAATCTTCATTGTCACTGTTTCGTCAATGTCTGTTATTTCATCTTCAAGCTCGGTTTTATCTGCCTTTGCAGATAAGGCTGTGTTAATCGCAATTATTCTCTCACTTAGCGTGTTGATGTTGCCACCCGCAAGCGCTATGTCTATGCTGTTGCTGTAGATACCGTCGTCCATACGATTTAAGTTTGTTGCGTTCAGCGCCGGAACAGCTCCGTCAACCCAATTAATTTTGCTGTAACTCATTTATCTCATCCTTTCCTAAATATTCTGTACCTTCTGCCGTCAGCCTTACTCTCATGCCGTTAGTGCCTTTCAGCGTTCGTTCAAGAATAAAACTGTCGACCGTTTCCGTGTCCGTAAAGCCTGTTTTTATGCTCACCTTGTCGCCGCATTCGAGCCACCACCTACCGTAAACATCAGCTTTAAAAGGCCTGTAAGCATACAAATTGTAAAAGATGTAGTTGTTATCTTTATTATCGTTAAAACTTGTAACAATACCTGCAATGTCTGTACAGCAAGCAGTAATTATGTTGTCCGATATATACCAACTTTGTTTTTCTTCTTCTGTATGACCGTACGAAAAATAGCTGTCCTTGTTGTACTTAAACTTAATAAGATTAATACTGCGTGTTGTGTATTCCTCAAAGTCGAGGTTGCTGTAGTTGTCAACGACCTCGGTTTTAGGATTTAAAATTTGAATAAACTTTATCTTGCCCTCTCCGCTCATAATTGCAAAACAAGCATTAAGTTCGCAGTACGCGCTCAACAAGTCCGCTATTGTGGTTCTGTCATTGAGAACCGATTTTACAAGATCCAATTTCAGTGACAGATTATTGCTGTCATTAAAGCCTGTAAATTCGTTTTCGTAATCATAATCCTTTAAAAAGCTGCCGCAGAGATATACTCTCAAATCATATAAACTTATTTTTGGCGAATAAATCGCAAGGCTTGTAAAGTAGTTGTAAGCGTATTTTTGCGAAGCGAGGTATAAATCGTCATATGCGATAATTTCCTTTACCGCCCTATTTTTCTGTCTTGATGAGCTGTTGACAGTACCGCAGAATAGCGACACCTCAATAACTCCAGACTGATAACCGCAATATAAATCTGCACTCGGCAATACTGTATCGGAGGGAAATAAAAGCCCCTTGCTGTATGACTGTTTCATTATAACTTTAATGCGTTTGCCGTTGAGCTCTGTGTCAACATTTATCACTCTTACAGTAAGCTGACCCGCAATACAGCCGCCGAGTTTAAACTCCTTGCCGTCACTGATTGCCTGCGTAAGTTCAAGACTTTCAGATACAATATTCTCGCCCGTGATGTTGGGAATATCGTCGTCAGGAAAGCTGATAATTATTTCCCTTTGCAAGCTGTCGTTCAACAGTTGCTTTTTGACCTCATCTGTTAAATTTATCATACCGCACCCCCTTAATACTCAATAAGTTCAATGCTTATCGGGTTGTAGCGGATGTCTGTCTTGCTTGCGTCCATAACCGAAAACTCAATATCGGGAATATAGAAATATCCGCTGTCATATGAGTTTGTTTCATCGTTCCAGTAGGTAACATAACATTTGCGTTGTACTGTGTTCACGATTCCAGAATTAATAATATTCTGCATATTGATTTTCTCGTTCAAGTGCAGAATGTGGGTAGAAAAAGTAATGCTTGTCTTACCTGTCGGCAGTGTTGAACGCTGTAAACTGCCGTTATCGTCACGCTCGGCATCATTGTCCATACGCTGATCAGGTGTTGACGAATATTCAGCGAAATAGTTATTAGGAAATTCGGTATTTCCGAATTTTAGTAAATAACCTTTATAATTTGACATACTGCACCTCCTTTACGCAAATGCCGATTTGCCGTTATGGCGGTTTTTATAAAGTTCGTTTTGCTTTACGATTTCGTTAAAAATATCATTGCCGTTAATTTCAGCGACAAACTGATAGTAGTTACCGCCGTTGTTTCTGAATATTACGAACATCTCATACAGCTTTTTAAGATACGACAGAATTTCGCCGAGAATCACTGTATCCTCGCCGTTAGAAGTATTAATCATACCTTGTAGCTTGCTAAGCGGCGCAATAACTTCCGGATTGCCCGAATTAGCGCCTGCGTTATCTCCGACTACCGCAAGTGTCGGTGCTTTGACAAGTCCGCCTTTGGCGAGCCTTGGCAAGGTAACCTTATTAAGCCGACCTGCGTGCCATTCCTGCCCAAACAACTTGCCTATCGAATTTGCAACCGTGTCCACACCCGACAACATTTTATTGATTGCAGAAATAAAGCCGTTTATAAAGTTTTCAAGTCCTGTTAGTACATTGTTAAGAGGAGTTTTTAAAATGTTATAAATCGGAGTGAACACATTTGAAAAGATTGTTTTTATAGGTTCTAAAGCATTTCTTATATTATTTAACATCATGGTAATGACACTCTGTACCTTTATACTTGTATCAGATAAACCATTGACAAGACCTAAAACTGTATATTGTCCACGCTTATACATTTCTCTTGAAGGTGAATGTATATCCATTGCACTGTCATATTCGCTTAATACAGTGTTAGCAAGTCCGTTGCTGTTTTTAACGAGAGCGTCTTTATAAGTTTGAGTACCTTTGACTAAACCGATTACTGTATTTTTACCGCTATCTTCCGCCGCTACTTTAACATCACTTAGTGACTTCCAAATCTTTTCTCCATTTTCATCCGTTGCGGAAAGAATATCATTTTGTGAAATCATCTGCTGATTATATGCCATTAGCACCGCCGCTGCATCAGAATAGTCTCCGTTCAGGACTTTTTGAACATCTATCAAATCATCGTTAGTCATAGTAAGCTCATTAACTTTTGCGGTAGCCTCATTATACTGCTCTTTCAAATCGTCATAAGCATTACACATTTCCTTAATATCGTCATACATTTGACTTTCTTCTCTAAAGTTGATACCACCGTTGATAGTACCGTAACTTTGAAAGAAATCATTCATTGTGTAACCACGGCTGGAGAGTTTTTTCTCCAACTGCGCATAAGCAGAATCAATTTCATTCATTTTTGAACTCATTGTTTCTTTGACTTCTGATAAATTCTTATTAGCTGTAATCTTTTCAAGCGCATTTTCTTGCTGTAATGCTGACAGAGCCGCAGCATTTGCGGCTTTCTGATAATTATTAATGAGATTGTTAAGTTCCGAAGATACTTCGCCCAAATCGCCTTTAAGATTCACTGTATTATCATCACTTATTTCAACATATCTATCCCAAGTATCTTTAAATCCGTCAACATTGTCTTCAAAATAGGTAACAATAGTTTGTAATTGAGCCATTTCTGAGGGTGAAAGTTCTGCTTTATTAAGCAAAGTTTCGAGCTTTTCTTGATAGTCATCAATCAAAGTGTTTTCAGCGTATTTTTGGTCAAGAGTATTAAGAGTATTCTCAACCTTTTCGGTAATACCGTCACAGGTACCCTGCAAATCATCTGAAATACCCTGCAACTCATCACAAAATTTTTTTGCCTCGGAATTGCTCCACCTGCAATCGTTGTAAGCCTGTACGGCTAAAACAATACCAGTTATTGCGCTAGCTATAACAAGCAGAGGGTTAGCTGAAATCACAGAGCTAATATTTTTAACTGCTGATGTGACTTCACTTATACCACTCGCAATAGCCTTACCTGTCTTGAATGTGATAACTGCCGTGGCAACAGCACCGATACCTCCAGCTACTGCTTTTAACGCAGACGGACTTATTTTTTTTATAATATCTGAAATACCTTTAAGTGCTCCGGCAAATGCATTAAGCAAATCAGGTACAACCTTTTCAATAGTCCACTTTGCCAAAGGTAAAAGAATAGTTTTATAGGCTTGTTTTAGCTTATCGCCACAGGCTTCTGACAAATCACGAAAAGCTCCGCTAAGTGTTTCAACCGCTTTTGCAACAGGGTCAAGGTTTAGGTCTTCAAGCCACTCAAGCCTGATTTGCGACATATCATCAAGAAAACCTGTTATATCCTCTACTATACCGAGAATGTTCTCCCATATTTTCTTACCTGTATTGTTTTTATCCCAAGCCTCTTTTATCTTGTTTCTTAGCGTTTCTGTGAAATTATTGCAGTTGCGAATAATATCAAGTATATTACCCCATATTTTCTCGCCCTTGCCGTCATTCCACACTTCTCTGAATGTGTCACCAACAGTATTTACAAGTTCGACAAGACTGTTCCACTTGTCGATAAATGACTGTACAACGCTGTCGCCTAACCCTGCTTTATCCCACGCTTTTTTGAAAGCTCCCGCAATGTCGCCAATCGTGCTGAATGCAGTATCAAGCAAAGAATTGATGTTTTCAAGGAATTTTTTACCTGTACCGTTATTCCATACATTTTTCCACGATGTACCGATTGAAGATACTACACCTTTAATATTTGTTAGTGCAGTTTTAAAACTTTCAAGCGTTTTGCTTTGGGTTAAGCTGTTAGTTTTTTTGCTGACCGTTGAAGTAACACTGCCGTTGTTTACAGTAGTAGAACCGCTTTGCGTTGTATCTGTTGCTGTTGTGTCAGTTTTCGTAAGAATATTCAGTTTGTCAAAACCTGCTATACTGCGTTTGGCTTTTTCTGCACTGCTTGCTACATTATCAAGCGCAGTGGAACTGTTACTTGCCTCATCACTCAAACCTTGAGCAGCGTTAGCCGCAGTTGAAATATCACTTGCAGTATTACTGCCATCGAAATTAAAAAGGTCGGATAATGAATTAACCGCATTTTTTGCATATTCTGTAAGTTTTGTGATAGCTGATGACAACTTTTGCACAATGTTAGTTGCCACCTGAAGAATAGGCTTACCAATAACCGCAAGCAACTGATTCCAACTCTCTTTTAAGTTGCCTGTTACATTTTCCCAACCGTCTGATTCTCTGCTTGCCTGGCCCAATGCACCTGAGAGCTTGTTAGCGTCCTTTACCATTTCAAGCAAGGTAAGCTGTTTTTGTGATTCTGACAGTTCGACAAAAGATTTGCCATACAGCTTATTAGCCGCTGCGTTTCTTGTAGTTTCTGTACAAGACAGACCAAGGGCTGCATCGTTTTCAAAGTTGCCTTTGAGAAAAGATTTAAGGCTTTCTGCGGTGTCCTCGAGTGAACGGTCATAATATGCCGCACTGTCGGCTGTTACCTGTAAAGCCTCTTGCATCATATTCAATGCATTGGCACTGTCCATACCTGTGGTTTTTGCAAAAGCATAAATACTCGTTCCCACACCCTGCAAGCGTGTTTTCAAAATACCGCTGTTTTTAGATACCGTAGCAATAGCACTTTCAGCTTGTGACTGCATTGAGCCAAATGTCTGCTCAAACTGCGAATTTGCGGCATTAACCTCTGCCGCCGATTCAATGCACTGCTGGCCGAATTTCTTAACAGCGGCAACCGAAAAAGCAGCCACAACCGCTGTACCGAGTTTTTTTAACTTAGCAGACATCTTATTGCTTACGCTGTTTGCCTGCTCCTGCACTGCATTAAGCGATTTAGAAAAGCCTTGCCTGTTCAGTACAAGATTTAAGCCGATTTCGCCAACTGTAGCACTCATTTCTCACACTCCTTTCGATATAAAATAAAGGGCGTAACGAAATGTGACACCCTTGTGGTATAAAAACAGCGCACACCCGAAGATGTACGCTGTATAATTTGATAAAATTTTAGCCACCCCGTTTGGAGTGGCTTTTACATTGTTTTTAAATCAATTATGGTCGCCAATGACAATTAGGACATTCTGCAATATTGCTATAAGAATTAACGCAATGGCATTGTGGACACTCCCATTTATCATTACTAACAGGTTTTTGCTGTTTGTTACTGTTATGCGGTAAATGGCAGTTAGAACATTCCGTTGCCTCTGCTTTATTCATGCAATGACATTTAGGGCATTCCCAATCTGTTGTTTTGGTAATCACTGAATTTTTACCCGCACCTAATTCTTCGAGGTATGCAAGTATTTTTGCGATGCCCCCAAATATTAGACATAAAAATACAGTTGATACCCAGCATACAAGCATTAAGGTAACATTAAAGCTACGAGTTACCGTATCGGTAAGAATGTTTGTATGTACGCTTTGGAACATTGCACCTAAAATTACTCCTCCGACTATACCAAGTACCAGTAACGCAACTGTTAAACCTTTGTAAAATTTGCTGTTCATAAAATCTCTCCTTTTATAATAAAATGTTACTTTATTTCACATTTTCTTTATATTACCAAAAATATACATAAAAGTCAAGATTTTTATAAAAATAAACAAAATTGTATGCAATATTTACATATTTGCAAATATCATTTCAAAGTCATGCAAGGCTGTGTTTATGTCAGCCTGCGTGCGTTTATTTGCTGTGCGTGAACGCCACTTGTTGCGTATTTTATGTTGTGATGATGTAAAGTTCTTCAAAACATTTTCATCGTTCTCAAGGCGAATTTGAGCCGTTTTTGCAAGAGGCGTGTCAGCTCCCAAGCCACACAGCAGGGAGCTGAACTCCGCCCAAGTCATCTTTTTAAAATCTTCGGAGTAAATGCTCACCCCGTACTCTGACTTAAAGCTCGATACGATTAAATCGAAATCATCTATTAAGTCGTAGCCGGGGTCTGAATTTCCCCCTCGCTGTCATTGTCTGCGATAAGCTCTGTTGCTGTCTTAATAACAGTTGAGAGGTCGGCAAACGAGAGATGAAGTTTTGCAATCTTTTCTCTGTTCTCCTCGTCAAAGAGAAGCTCAAGCGCAGATAAAATGTCAGAGCTTGATATATCGTTCTCGCTGTCGAAAAGAGCAATAGCCTTGATAAAAGAAATTGCGTCGTTGTTGACCTCAATTTCAGTGCCCTTAATTACGAGCTTAGGTCTTTCATCAAAATTAAGTTTGTTTGTAATATCAATAATTTTTGACATTCTTTATACCTCCTTAGGCTGTCGGTGTGTATTCGGGCTTGCCGTTTGACATAACCTCAAATTCAAGAGGTGCAACACCTGTGCTTGCGCCTGCACCGTTTGCTGTTACAGAGATAACCGCATTCTTGAAGAGTACGCTTGCACCGTTCGGGAAAGTCCACTTAAACGGAAGCTGTGCGGCTGTGCCGTTTTTAAACGCAAGCTCTGCGATTTCATCGTTGCCTGCGTCACCGATTGTACGCTTGCCCTTTACAGAGATTGTAACGCTCTTGGCTGTCATAAGTCTTGACTTCCAACCCTCGCTCTCAAACGCTGTCCATTCCTCAACGCCGTTGTCAAATGCAACCGAAAACTCCTCGCAATTTGCGATTGCTGTTGTGGCGGTGTCTGTACCTGCCTTACCTACCGCAAACTGATTTTCATAACATGGATAAACTCCACTTGATACTGCCATGATTATTTACATCCTTTCGTAATAAAATTTAACTTCAATGACCTGCTCATATATGCCCTTGTCATCTGTACCCACATCAATAGGCTCAGGGGTGAGCAGCTCGATTATATAAATTGTGTGTTCGTTGATTTTAACATTCTTAATGCTGTATAGTGTTTCAAACAGCTTGCGTGCCGCTTGCTCCGTTTCCTTTGCGTTGTTGTTCCAATGCAGGAGCAAGGACACACACATTGTGCTGTATGTGCTCTCATCACCTATTGCCCTTGCAGGAGCGCCCGACTGCTTGAGAGAGTACACGCCGATTGACTTATCCTGTTTGTTGTCGAGCTTGCCAATGTAGTAATGCTCAGCATTTGTTACACTTTTCAGCCAATCTCTGACGTCTGATAAATAAATCAAAGTCCTGCCTCCTGTTTGTAAAATCGTGCAAATGCCTTTTGACAAAAGTTTTGTCGTGTACCGCCCTTGAGCCAAGGAATGAGCCACTTACCTCCTGCAGCTATGTTTTCATCTCTGCTGAAATTATATTCAGGGTGAAAATACAACCGTCTGGCATACGGCGTACTTGATACGATTTTTGTTTCCCCATTCGCAAGGTTTGAGTAGTCGGCAAATGTGCTTTCGTTCTGCAAATTACCTGTATCAAACGGCATTACTTGCGTGTTTTTAATCTGCGTAAGCAATGCGTCTGTGGTATTGCGCAATGCCGTCTGCTGTGCTTTATCAAGCTGCTTTAATAAAGGCAAATTCAGCTTGATTTTTGATGTTACAGAAAAGCTCACTAAATCACATCCAATTCCGTAAAATTCACTGTGCCGTCAGGGTTGCGGTGCTTAATGCCTTGCACAATGGTTCTTTTTTCGCCGTCAAGCACCACATAGCCGCTGCTTAAATTCGGACAATCGGGTGCAAGGTCACCGCTAAAAAGCAAAACAGCCGACACCTGAACGATTTTCTGTTCTTTGGTATAGACTGTTTTGGCTTTAGACTGCATATTGCACAAGGAATTGCCGCCGTGCAGGACGGCTGACGGATACAGGCTGTCGGAGGGATACAGATTTTTACATTCAAACACGGTCAAGGGCGCTCCGTCCTCGGAAACACCCTCGCCGTATATTGTCACCTCAACAGGAGTTTTACAGAACTGCTTTTTTACAAGTGGCGGAAATTTCAAAACATATCACCTCATATTGCAGGATAACAAAGCCCTGTTGATTTAAGCAGAGAGTAGAGGTCCGCAGGAATTGCCACACCGCTTATGCACATCAAATTCCAACTTGCGCCAAACTCCATACCCACACCGTTGATGTTGTAATTTTTCAGATAGGAAGAAATCATATCGGCATTTTCTTCTTCAAAAGCAGTAAGTCTGCTATGCACTCTGCTGATGATTCTCTTCTGCATTTCCGAAAGTTTTTCAAAATCAATGCGGTTAAAGGTCAGAATGTCGATGTGAGCGGCGGAGATAATGCTTTTTTCATCTCCGCCCTGCTGTTCAATGTAATCGGCATACATTACGCAACCGCCGTTGTATCAACATCAACATAAATACTGTCAATCTTGCCGTCTTTGCCGTTAGGGAAAACAAATGTATCGGAAAGTGTACGGTTCTGATAGAGCCAACCGTCACCCTCTGTATGTGCCCCCGGTGCAAAGAAGTAAATACTTGAAATTTTCGGTACAGTCTTGCAGGTATCACCACAAGCGACAAGAACATTGATTTTGTGACCGCCTGTGGCAGGTTCAAAACCACCGTTAGCAGGATTGAAGTTGAAACTGTCATAGAAACGCTCATCGTCAATAACCTCGATAATAGGGCAGCCGTCAATCTCGGTTACTCTTGTTTCAATTCCCATACCGCCCTCGGCAATCTGGGTAAGCTCAATCTTACGCGTAAATTCTGTTGACTGCTCAAGGCAATCCATAATGTTTGATGTTACATAAGCAACAAGTGTGCCTCTTGCCTTGTATCTGCGGAGCTTGCCGGCAGAAAGAATTGTTTTGAGCTTTGAGTAAGCGCTTGCTTTGGTCCATTCGGTTGACTTAGTAGCTGAATGATAGCCGTCTGTTGCCTGCGCCTTTGCGGCAACCTTTGAGAAGAAAAGTGCGTCGGTTTCCGGTGCGACCTGTGTCTGTTCAAACACCTTTGAAATGTTCTCAACCTTTGCGGTTGCGTTAGTTTCGTCAACATCTGCCTTATCCACAAGGAATTCAATATCTCTGTCGTGCTCGCAAGTGAAAGGAACATCTGTCTGTGTATATTTGCCTTTGTTCCAACCGCCCTCTCTGCTGTGGTTCTTAAAGCCTGTTGTTGACATCTGTGTAAAGTGGAATGTTCTTGCACCCACCCATTTTACATTTGAAGTGATGAATGGTGAAGTAAGTGTGCCCTGCATAAGAATTTCGAGCAAATCCGGGCTGAACTGCTCTGCATAGTTATTTGTGTTTGCCATAGTTAAATTGTCCTTTCTTAAATATTAAATCTGTTCCATTTCTTTGTCGGAACGCTTGAATTTTGTTTAGTACCGTCTGATGTACCGTTACCGTCACCGCCGATTTTCTGAACACCTGCGCTGTTATCGGCGGTCTTTTTTAGCGCAGGCACATCATCAAGCACCTTTTTAACGGCCTCTGTAAGCTTTTCTGTGTTGATTTTGCCGTCTGTTATAACGGCCGAAAAGTCCGCCATTTTGAGTACATACGGAATGCTTGCCACATCTACGCCCTGTTTGATTGCTTCAAAAACAGCAGACTGGTTAATTTCCGCTGTTGTTTTTGCGCTGTTAGCGGTATCTATAGCCGCCTGCATTTTTGCAATGTCGGGTGTGTTCTTGGCTTTCTGCTCCTTGAAAGCACCGATTGCCTGTTTCATCTCATTTGCTGACAATCCTTGCTCTTTGAAGTATGACTTTAAAACCGTGTCCTCTGTCACGCTCTGCTTGCCTGTAATAAGGCTTGCGAGCTTGTCATAGTCAAATGCAGGTGCAGGGTTGCCCTGCGGTGTCGGCTGTGTTTCGTTGGGGGTAGGTGTTGGGTTATTTTCTGCCATATTTTATCAATCCTTTCAGTTATCGGGTGTCTCCCGTAATCAGTTTATAGAGTGTCTCTCTGTTTCAGTTTTGCTCGGTGTCTCCCGTAGTTTAGCGTCTTCGGACAATAAAAAAGCACCTGTGCAGTCACTCACAAGTGCGTTTTAAGCTGTTTTTGTTGTCTTTCTTTTCGGCTTTTCCGTAGCGTTTGGCTTATTTTCCGTAACGTTGGACTTAACCTCTGTCGCAAAACCACCGTCAATGAGTTCCTTTGCTCTCTGCTCGGAGCATTCAAATACTTCATTAATCGGTCTGTTAATAAACCCCTCGGTTTTATCGTTGAACGATGTAATTACTCTTACTTTCATTTTGTCACCTCATTATTTATTTTTCTACTAATTCGTAAGTCTTTCTAAATATGTCAGGTTTACAAGGATATTTTTCACCATTAACACCAGTAATAATATAATCACCGGGACTTGCTGTCATATCACCTTCAAGTGTATGTATAACGATTTTTTTGTCGGTTTGATATGCTTCTACTACAACAGCTTTTTTCCGATACTTTTTCATATTCATTTTGTCACCGCCTTTCTGATTTTTGGTATTAAAAAAAGCACTCAATCCGATTGAT